GAATTTGATTTTACGCTGATGCTCTCCGCTCTCAAATTCAGCGTATTTTTTATCATACGCTTTCTGTGTTGTACTCGCTGGGGATAATTCCGCTAAATCTACTTCATATCCAAGCGCATGAAAGGCTCTTAACATGTCTTTAGTATATTGTACTATACCTCCTTGTTTCGATATAGTAAACGTAGCAATAATTATTTTCATCTTAAATATCTTTTTTATTATTTGTCCTACCTCGTTTCCAGCCGTCTGGTATCTCGCTTGATGCATTATGCCATTTATCTCTCAAACCATTAGTTATCCAAATCTTATTGTGCATAGTTTGAGATTGCTTTTTGCGCTGTTCTTCAGATATAACTCTGTGTTTACCTTTCCATGGGTTCGTGTGAGTTCGGTAATATTCTTTCATAAACTCAGAATGTTTTCTTTTAGTTTCTTCAGAATGTCGCTTACCGAAAAATGGATTATTTTCTCCAGATTGAGAATGGTTTCCATAAAAAGGATTGTCTTCACCCATCATTTTTCCCTTTCTTATTTTGCTCCAATGTCGCTTTGTTTCCTCCGAATGCTTTCTACCAAGCATCGGATGTAATTCAGGATTTTCTGAATAAAATTTTTTAAGAGAATTTGACATTCTTTTTATAGCATCACCACTATGATATTTATAGGGAATACACGATGTTTCAATTAAATTACAACCGCCTAATTTTTCTTTGAACAAAGCGTGTTCTTTTTTAATAAAAAATTCCTCTAATTTATCCAAACCAGATGGTGTTATATTTTCTGATTTGAATAAAACTTCCCTTTTAACAAAACAACGCCACTTTTTATCACCAAAATCGTTTTTCAATTTCTTAATTAAATTACACCAAAGAGTTCCGCTACCCTCATAATTTTTTAAGGAATATACTTTATTAGATAAAAAGTGTTCAACACTACGTTTCTCCCAGTGTTGACCAATATAAAACGGCTTATAACCATTAATTTTATATTTAGCTATTATCGTAAATCTGTAGATTATTCCTATCATGACTAAAATGGTAATTCTTGTTCTTTCTTAATATAGATTTCTTCGGGTAATTGTTTCTTAATGTATCCTTGTTCAAAGAACAATAAACCGCTTTGCGATTTATACATCTTCTTAGCTAACATCCATTTTACGTCATCAAACTCCGCTACTGGAAACGAATGAATCAACTCGTAAACTTGCTGTTGCTTCTCTACTTGAACCCTACTACGTTTCTTATAACTGTGTGGAAATTCACGATAATACCACATCGTAGATACGTTTTGCTCCAAAAGGTATCGGATGTAAAGATGGAATGGATGTCCAATGCCCCAAGGTGCTACTACGGTATATTGTTTATGTTTCTTCAAAAATTTAGCTAAAAATTCTTGTAGCTGATATTCTATGTCGTTGAGCGTTTCCGTTCCAAAAAATTCTTTCAAATAAAGTAGTGATTCATCAACCGTAACTTCTTTGTAACGTTTATGATAACCGTAATACGATTGGTCATCAAAATCTACCTCTAAGTGATGAAACGGAATGTTGAGAAACGAATACAACGCTTCATCCTCTTTAATTCGTTTCGGATTATTTTCTACAGTCAATACCTCGCATTCATATTCTTCGGGGTGTAGCAAGAAATACGAACAGCTGAACAATATGTCGTCTGAATGGGGTGCGATTAAAAGTAATTTTTGTTTATTCATATATGTTTCTTTTTATAAAGAAAAACGTTGCTACCTTATTTTCAGATAGCAACGTTTCGGCTCGTTTCGTTTTACTTTATTTCTCCCATGGACGTTTTACGATTGTTGCTAACGGTGGATTATTCTCAGCCACACCTTGAGCAATCTCTATAACTTCCGTTGTAACTTCGGGTAATGAGTCTTGACCTGAACTATCGGGTAAAAAGCCCACGCGAACACTTGTATTAGTACACCCCTTACAAGGTCTAAAATCGCGACTATAATTATACAACATTATGCGCGCTGCTTGGAAACGCGTGTGGTTCCAAAGTTCGTCAATCGCTATATCGTAAATATTAGCAATCGGATATTGACCCCTGAAGTCATCGCAACAAAGCGAAACATTTCCATCGTAGCGAAATGCTAACTCACGGAATGGCATTGCACAACGCTTATTGTTATAGCTATCGTCCAGCGGTGCAGCTGCTCCTGCGTGATTAGCTAATTTGCGTGTCATCTTATTCTCGTCATCATATTCGATTGGAGGCAAGAGTAAAATTCTACGTTTATGATTGTTTGTGTATAATGGAGTACCCTTAGAATACAAAACCAACATCGAATTATCGGCTAACTTATTAACAAAATTCCAGTCGCCATTATCCTTATAGCAATCAACAATAATGTTATTAATACCCGCATTGAAAAGTTTTTCAACATACTCCGTAACATTCTTTGCTCTATTCATTCCCCATCCGTTGGTATAAATATGGAATATATTGTTAGGCAATTTCTGACGGAATATTTGCACTATTTCAAACAGTTCGGGGTTCAAAGTAGGCTCTCCATGCTGAGCAAATACAATCTTACAGTTCCAACCCACGCGTTGAATTTCGCTGGCTATACGCTCGGCTGTTTCCAGAGACATATAGTTCCAAGGCTTAGTTCCAGTTTCACGCATACCGCGTAAACCACAAAACTTACAGCCTAAATTACAACCCTCGGTGGGTTCAATTAGTACGGTGAACGGTGCTTGTTGCTTATAACCGTTTAATAAATCTTTCATTCTTATCGTTTATAAAATATTGTTTCTCTCCTTAACTTTGTTTTACTCCATCTTTATACTCGTCATAACCGCAATATTCCATCATATCCTTATCGGCTTCAGCATCCTTGGACCAATAGGTATTGTCAGTTAAACCAAGGTTTCCACTCAACCAAATTAAGTTCTTACGCGGTAACTTCTTGCCTTCAAAGTCCTCGGTATGAATGTGCGTCACTTTATTACCGTCTTTATACGCGGCAATATAGTGGTTCGTGTCCTCGGTATCGTAGCCTTCAGCGGTATTTTCTAACTGGTCATCTACAAGTGCGAGCAAACTCTTTTTATCAGTCTTTTCCCATACATTTCCAAAAGACAGATAATAATCATTCCCCTTATCAGGGTTTGGTACCATGCCCGTGAATTTAATTTCGCGCAATATTTCATATTTCTCCGTATCGTCTAAATTGGTTTCAAAATCTATTTCTGATGAATCAAATTCAAAACCTCCCCCCTTGTGATACGATTTAACTACCGCATCGTAAATATCGGGGTGCGTAGGTTGGAATTTGTTTACTGTCGGTTGCTTGGTTTCGGTAATGATAAAACGATAATGTGGACGCATGTATATAGAATTTTCTGCTGCTATGATAGCACGCGCATACAAGGCACGTGTATCATCGCCAATCGTCATATCTATACCATAACCTCCTACCGACAACGGCTTAACTTGCATCACGTTCTCATTGATGTTCCGTTTGCGAATTTTATCGGCTATCATTCGGATGTCGTTATTGAATGTATTCTCGGCATCGTTTACAACTTTTTTAGCATAATCATCTTGTGATAGGTAAATTATACCGCGACACTTATTAAGCACGTCACGCTGATGCGCTAAACGGTTGCTACGCTCTATATCATTAATCGTATCATCCGTTTGTATCTCGCTGATAAGTTTCTTCGTACTATCGTAGCGTTCTTTTGTTGATTGCCACGTAGCTTTAGCATATTTCTCTGTTTTATCTAAATATACGGTTTTGAACGCTTTGGTTTGCTGAGATAACTTACCGATTAATTGATTCAGTCCTACATCCTTTGAGTTCTTCTTTTCATTCGTAAACCTTACGATGTTTTTATAATCAACGATGATTGATTTGTCACGCAATGATAAATTAGTTCGGTTAATTACTTTATCGGCTTTCTCTTTATGCTTTTGCAATAGAAAATCTACGAAAATATCTGACTCATTCTCCAATGCTTCTTTCATCTTCTGATAATTTCCGCGATTGGGGTACAAACGGCTCCAATATTTTATATCATCTCCAGTGAACGCGGTTTTACCGTGACGATGCTGTTGAATCAATCCAAGAATTTTCGTTTGTATATCGGCTGCTTTGTTACTGTTAACTTCGTACTTTGCGGCAAGTCGTTTCTTGTCTTTCGCGTCCATAAGGTCAGCAGCCACCTGATAATCATCAATTAATTCGGTTTCTGGAAATTTAACCGTCTGTTTGGGTGTTGATGTATTTTTATTTGCCTTTCCGCGCCAATCGAATTTACCTGGCTGGTATTCCGTCCATACCCACTTTCCATTTGGATGAATATCTCCAACTTGGTGTTTAGCTTTTTCAATTTCGTTTTCTTCGGCTTTCGTAATTTTAATCAAACTGCGTATATTGACACCCTGAAGTTTCTTGTTCTTTGGAACATACTTCTTAACTTTAGAGAATGAGCGTGTCGCTCTATCCCACTCTGTATTCGGTAATTTTTTGTACAATAGACATCTACAGTAAGGGTGTATTGGGGCAATAGTAGCCTTATAATCAGCTGCTTTTCGCCCGATATTACTACCATTAGCAATAAGGTCTTTGAGTTTGAATACAATCGGCTCGCTATCGGGGTCATCGGGGTCAGTTAAATATAGTTCACGACAATGCTTACACGCTCCGTCTAAAACCGCAAACCAAACCTCCGCTTCATCTCCATGCTCCTTGAATATAGATTTCGCACGACCAGTGTTATATGCTTCGTGTGTCAAATAATAAGCTATACGCAACCAATCACGTTCCCAATCATCCGTAGCGTGTCCAAGTTCGCTTGCTAATTGCGCTGCCGTCTGACGATATTCTACTGCTTTGATAGCTTTATCTTTTACGATGGCGCGCAGTTTGTTCTGCTGCGTCTGATTAGCCTTGATTATGGTATTGCTCGTGCCCGTAGCAATGCGATTTCCTAAACTATTAAGGTCTGTGTAGGCTCGGTTCTTCAGTTGCTCTAAGGCAAATTCTTCGTCTTGAGTCAATGGAACAAAATTTCCCGATTTTAGGAATTTCAGGAATTGATTATAATTCATGCCCTTTGCTCTCTTATCGCCTAATGCCTCCGATAATAAACCGAATAAATATGCGTGGTCTATTATGCCCTGAGAATTGGTATATTTAGTTAAATCAAAACCCGCAGCCGTCAGTATATCCTTATCGGCTTGAGATAAATAATTTAACCCCAATTGTTCGGCTATGAAGACAAGTCTATGTTTCTTCATTATGCCGATTATATCATTTATTTGAGCAAGAGTAAAAACCATGATTATTCTTTTAATTACTATTTTTCAAATTTC